ATTGTTACCGAACTTATAGAGTGTTGGGTTAAAATTGCTAAAGTATGACATTAGAATCCTTCGTCTATTAGTTCACGAGTCAATGCACGGGTCTCTTGGAAATTCAGAGTCATGTCTACTTCTAAGAAGTGACCATCCGAATGCATTGCCATCGATGAGGTATTATAGGTTGTTGAAACATCTCTGAGATAACAGTCTTGAATCTGTGAGAGGCCAGGCATCTCTTGTCCATCATACTCAAAGGTGATTGCAAACTTGTTAGGAAAACGATAACCTAAAGAAATTTCTGTATCACCTACCGAAACATTAATCGATGATGGATATAGTTCTGTACGCAAAAACTTAATTATGTCTTTGACCTCTTGTGCCTCTCGTTGGGATCGTGCAACAAACTTAAATGCAAATGCAAACTCACGTATGTTAGGTTGTTTGAATAGAACACGAGAGTTAGGGTTTAGAGTAACACCACCTGCAAGTTTCTGCGCTGCTTGTGCTTCTGCCGCAAACGTACCAAATTTAGATGCAAGTTGAATACCTGCGAGTTTAGCAACGTCTGCCCCACCACCTCCGGTAAGACCAGTTACAAAAGAACCCACACCTTTAACCATCGACTCTGCCATTCCCATACCACCTTCCATCGCAGCACCAGTCGCACCTAGATCAAAGTTTTCGTAAGTCACGTTATCACGGAATGCAAGACCCGTAGGAAGATATAGTTCGATAGACCTATCAGATACAGCCATGGTTGTTGCCTGAGTTGATTGACTCGCTTGTCCTGACCACTTCTCTATAGATGCAGTTAATTCTTCAATCTGTGACCTTATGTCCCGTAATTGTTCTGTGTATTGATTCTGACTACTTTCGTCTGTGTTTAGTTCTGCTTGGATTTTTTTATATTCCTCAAGTAGAGCTGCTTTCTTATCTTGTGCTGCTCTGATCTTTTCAGAAAATGCGTCTCCTGCAAGTTCTCCGGTGGTTACCGTTTCAACCAGAGAGAAGATGACTCTTGCCTTATAGTCATCCTCATTCTCGAATGGATACCTAAGTCTGTTGGAGGGCGATGCTCCACCATTCGACCCATTGTTGAGTTCCTCTTGAGTTACGTTTACATCGATAGAAGCCATGTTATTGTTCCAATAAATAGAAGTATAAATTACCTGAAACTATTTATATGAAAACTTACAAAGGAATCTACAAAATTAAAAATCCCCAGAAGTATCAAGGGGATTCAGATAATGTTGTCTACCGTTCTGGGTGGGAACAGAAGGTAATGATCTGGGCGGATACTTCTCCTCATGTAATAGAATGGTCTAGTGAAGAGGTTATTATACCATACTTATGCAGTACAGACAAGCGAATGCATAGATATTTTGTAGATTTTTTTATCAAGTATAAGAATGGACGTTCGGTATTGGTTGAGGTGAAACCTGCAAAAGAGACTCTACCACCCCGTGATTCAGGTAGAGGTATCGCACGTAAGAGAGTCCTTGCCGAAGGATTGACCTATATAAAGAACGTATCTAAATGGACTGCGGCAAAGGAATACTGCAAAGACCGTGGTTGGTATTTTGAAATATGGACTGAGAACGAATTACGCAAGATGGGACTACTACCCAAACCCATGGGTAAGAAACCCTTCAAGCCATTAAAGAAAATGAAACCTTATAGGAAACCTAAGAAAAAGTGAAGAAAGTATTTTTTATCGGTATGAATCGTATTGCAACTAAATCGTTTCATCATCTATTCAACAAATCTGGTTATAAGTCTTTCCACTATAGTTGTGCAGATGTAGCGACTGGAGAGTCTATTATACTTGGGGTTGCAATGCAATACAACAGGGATGCAGGATATCCTGTCATGCATCGTATGGGTAATGCACGAGTCTACAGTGATATGTTCTGGCACAGAGAGAATGAGTGGATAGACGGAGTGAAGATGTATCGTGACTTGCACCAACAGTTTCCGGACGCATACTTTATTTTACAAACAAGAGATATGAGTGCGTGGTTGCAGAGTAAATACAATCACAAGGAAGGTGCATACTTTACTCGTTCAAGAGCATTTCATGGACTCAGTGAACAAGAGATGTTCTCTTGGTTTGAAAACGACAGAAACACCCACGAACAGAATGTGCGTCATTACTTCAAAGACAACGACCAATTTCTAGATTACGATTTAGATAACGATGATATCTCCAAACTTATCGATTTTGTGAAACCAGATTTTTTCCTGAAGAAAAAAGACTGGGGGCACTATAAATAGACATATAAATAAAAGAAGAAGTTTACAGGGATACTAGATGTCTAACATCTTTAACAGATTAACTATTCAAGCGTTTCGTGCGGGAATCACTCCACGTACTGAAGACTCACGTAAGTGGTTCCTCAAGAAGGCGCAGAATATGCGAAGCATCAATCGTGAAGCGTTGATGAAAGAAGAACCTCTCCAGTCCAGATCTAAACAGATTGTTGGTGGGATGTTCATGTTTGGATATGATCCCAAACACAAGGATACACTACCATACTATGATGTGTTTCCATTAGTGATTGTACTTGGCCCTGCAGAAGGTGGATTCTTAGGATTGAACCTACATTACCTACCTCCAAAGTTGCGTCTAGTATTCTTCTCTAACTTGATGGATATTCAGGGTAGTAAGTTGAGCGAAGGTGATAGGTTCACCCTCACATATCGCATGTTAAAGAAGGCATCAAAGTTAAGATATTTTAAACCGTGTGTTAAACACTATCTGAACACTCAGGTAACAACAAAGTTTGCAGAAGTCCCCGCACCAGAATGGGAGATTGCAGTGTTCTTACCAACCGCACAGTTCCGTAAACGTAGTAGTGCGAAAGTATTCTCAGATACCAGACAAATGATAGGATAAAGAAATGTCAGGATTCAGTATAGAAACATTGAAGGGTCAGATATCTCAGTCTGGTGGTTTAGCAATGAAGAACCAGTTTAGGGTTACTTTACCACAGATCGAATCATTCCCTATCGATGCCAGAGAACTGGATGTCATGTGCACAACCACATCTCTGCCGGGCAGACAAATCATGTCTCAGGATGTTCCTATCGGAACGGTGCAAAGGAAGATTGCAAATGGATATGCAACTACGGATATGCAGATGACTTTCCTTGTTGCAAATAATCACTTGATCCGTCAATACTTCGAAGCATGGCAAAACGAAGCACATGATATAGCATCAAAGACAGTTGGATATTTTGAAGACTATACATATCCAGTCAAGATAGAAACTGTAGAACGAGGATTGAGAATGTCCTTGTTTAAAAAACAAATAGGGTTTATGGACAATGTTCCTAGTGTGATTCGGAACAGACTTCCAGACATAGGCCCACTAGACTTAGGATCGGGTCAAGTTGATTTAGGTGCTTCTTTTGATATGAAGACAACCTATACTTGTACCCTATTAGAATGTTATCCGACTTCATTGACAGAACAAACGTTGTCTAACGGTGAAGAAGGATTTATGGAACTTACTGTACAACTATCTTATACAGATTGGGAAAGTGAGAAAGGTGAGTACACTAGCGAAAGTGAATCTTTTGGTCGAGGCGTTGCAGGCGCAGTCGGCAGTTTGATTGGCAGAGCACTTGGTTAATTATTAATTTATTGGAGAACATATAATGGCATTACCAAAGTTAAATGAATCCCCCAACTATAGTACGACAGTTCCGTCTACTGGGGAAAAGGTGACGTTCCGTCCATACCTAGTCAAAGAAGAAAAGGTATTGATGATTGCGTTTGAGACAGGAGATCAGAATCAGGCACTAGGTGCCATTGTTGATACTCTTAAAGCATGTATCAGTGAAGACATTGCACTAGGAGATCTGACTACTTTTGATATTGAGTACTTGTTTACTCAGGTTCGATCAAAGGCAGTTGGTGAGGTTGCAAACGTTGTCCTCCCATGCGTTGCGTGTCAGAAGAAGAATGAGATTTCGGTTCAACTATCTGACATCGAAGTTGAGATCCCTGAGAGGAATAACGTAATCGAACTTACACCTACCATCTCCGTAGAGATGAAGTACCCTTCATACAATGAAGTTATGAAGATGGACTTGAACAATGGTAATGAAACTGAACTAGGTTTTAGTATGCTAGCTGGTTGTATTGCGGCAATTCAAACCGAAGAAGAACGTATCGATACCAAAGACGTAAAGAAAGAAGAGGTTATGTCATTCATCGAACAGATGACCACAGACCAGTTCAAGAACGTTTCTGATTTTTTACAAGATCTACCGTCACTACAAAAAGAAGTAGTCTTTGACTGCAGTTGTGGTGAACAGAACGTTAGGACATTAAAGGGGATCAACGATTTTTTATCATAAACCTTTCTCACGATAATTTGGTCAATCATTATAAGACCAATTTTTCGTTGATGCAACATCATCATTACAGTCTTACAGAATTGAATATGATGATGCCGTGGGAAAGGGAGATTTACGTTAGTATGTTAGTTGAGTGGGTGAAGGAAGAGAATGATCGCATAAAACAAGAAAATATGAAAAACGGATAAACGAATATGGCAGAGATAAGCGAACAACTACTGGGTGCGATAGATGCGTTGAGGTACGAGAATGCTCAGTACCATGACGAAAACTATCTCAAGCAGGGTAAAATTGTTGACAACACTGCAGAAGTTGCCAAGAACATTGGTGACTTACTGGATGAGTTTCGTGGTTCTCGTAGAGATGCCAAACTGGATGCGGAAGAGGCACGTAGAGACGCACAAGGTGAATCCCCCGCTGCGCCAGGCGCACCCGAAAAACCTGAAAAGGAAGATGACGAACTAGATTTCCAACTCAAGGGTATTCTCGCAACCCTCGCAGGTATTGGTGTTGCAGTCGCAGGTTTTGCAACGGGTCTTGTTCAGGGTTTTGGTAACATAGTAAAACTCGCAACTCGGGCGTTCCGTACCAGAATATCCAATATATTCAAACCGTTCTCCCGATTCATTGATGCAATCGGAGATGTGTTTGGTAAACGTGGTACTGGTCAGATTCTAAAAGGTGACTCCTATAAGTCTCTTGGTAGATTGACCGGAAGGTTTCGTAGTTTTGCAGATGGGATTAAGAATTTAGAAACTCGTTTCGCTAAACCAATTGCACGTATCAAAAGTATAGGTCAGTCAATAACTTCATGGACTAAATCCACAACTGCAGCCGGTAAAGATATTGCCAAACTAAAGATAGGTCAAGCGTTTCAGTCTATCAAGGCAACCCTATCCTCCCTCTTCGCAGGGATTAGATCCATACAGGCATCTACAGTAAACTTCATTTCATTCAAAGAGATGAAGTCTGCGAGTGGACTCTTCAAGAAGATCACGGATCCTATCAAAAACTTCTTCAGTGGATTGAAAGGTGCTGCAGACAGTTCCTCCAAGATCGGTAAGGTTCTGGGTAGATTCTTCTCTGCATTTAAACTGATAGGACGATTTGTTGCATTCCCTCTTACTGTCATCATGGGTATCATCGATGGTTTCAAAGGATTGATGGCAGGTTCAAAACGTCAAATAGGAACGTTCGATAAGATTATTGGTGGTGCAATTGGTGCAATCACTGGTGTGATAAAAGGTCTTGTCGGTATGCCTCTCGACTTACTCAAGAGTGCGGTCAGTTGGATTGCAGGTAAACTAGGGTTCGAGAACTTCTCTGCAATGCTAGACAAGTTTAGTTTTGCGGAGTTCTTTCAGGAGATCGGTGATAGACTAGCGGATACTATTGTTGGTCTAAAAGACAAATTCATATACACTATACAGAACTTGGGTGCCTCATTGATGAGACCGTTCGAAGACGGTTTCGATTTTGGTGCTCTAATAGAGTTTGTTGTCACTCTCCCGTATAAACTTACCACTGGACTCTTAGACTTACTCAAGAATGGTATTGCGTCTCTTGCAGAACTACTTGGTGCGTCAGACTTTGCAGCGACATTAGATGGGTTCAGTTTCGTAGATACGTTCGAACGTATAATCTCGTTTGTAAAAGAACTGCCTCGCAAGTTGATGGACTTTGTGATGGAGAAGATCGATGCAGGAATGCAGGCGTTATCTTCTGGTCTAGAGGTTGCAGGTGACTTTGCAGTTGCCGCAAAGAATCAACTCAAGCGTATCCTCGCAGGTATTCTACCAGATCCGGATAGTATTGCAGGTAAACTTGTTCCGGATGTACTATGGGATTTTGTTAAGATCACACCACCCACACCAGTAGAAGCAACTGCAGAAGCAGCGGAAGGTGCAATGGCACCTACTTCACAAAGAGTTGTAGGTACGGGTACCGCAACAGATACAGATCTATCAGACGCAAATGCAGATCTCGAACAAGAGAAACAGAACCTTGCGGAACTCCAAGCTGCATATGATCGTGGTGAAGAGGTTGATGAATTGCAGTTAGAGTCTGCTAAAATGTTCGTTGATATTGCAAGAGAGTACAGAGATAAGATTGCACAAGAAGTAGGTGCGAATCCTCAAAGACCAGACGTTACTGTACAGACACAACGTGGTCAAGAGTTGTCAGAGAAGTCAAAAGAGAATGCACAATCAGGTGCAGGTGCTACTAATGTTGTTGTGAGTGCGAATGCACCAACGAATACTACCAATAACAACTCAAATACTGCTGCAGTGATAGACCAAAACCTGTCAACCGTGGATACGAATGACAGGTCTTGGGGTTTTAGTTACGCTTAAAGTACAGCAAGCAACTCTTCAATGAGGGTTGCTTTCTTCTTGCGTCTATCTAACTCTACACCTACTGTCCTACCTAACTCTTCAAGTTGAACCTTGGTGAGTTTTGCAAGACTCTCAGAAGTATGAGTAGGTACTGGTTCTTCAGTACCCACTTCAGTAACTATCTCAGGTTCGATAGGTGCAAAGAGTTTCTTCATCCAATTAAACATAATGTCTCCTTAGTCTTCTTGGGCCATTTTAGCGAAGTAAGACAGGGTGTCTTCTTCATCATCTGCTGCTCCAACTGAAGGTTCAGGTGCGGCAACAATTTCAGGTTCAGGTGCAGATTTACCTACACTTGACTCTGCAGTCTGAGTCAGAGACTCATTCTTTGCAGTCACATTAGATCCTACCGCAGTACCTAGTACAAGACCAAGACGTGCTTCTAGATCAGCATATGACTTAAAGTTAGCAGGATCAACGAACTCATTCAGATCGTACTGTTGATTGTACGTTGCTTCGAGTTTAGTCTCATCCGCATCAAACAATGCAGAAGTGGACTTGAACTCCGACTTATCATAGTTACGATAACCGGCAACATTACGAATCTTCAGTTCGAAGTCTGCACCATTCCAAAAGTCAAATGGATTGATGGGTTCCTCGCCAGGAAATTGTGGTTGCATAAGATCCATGACCTTATCAAAGATTTTCTTACCAAACTCATAGTAAAAGACTTTACCATTATTGGCAGGGTTCGCAGGATCGTTTACAACAAGGATGTTTGACACGTAGTGCAATCTACGCTTCTGCTTACGAGCAGTTTCCTTGTCTTCTTCGAGTCCCGTGTTCCAGAGACGTGAGTTTAATTCGGATACAGGATCCTTTTGTCCAATAGTAGTGAGAGACTTCTCAATGTACCACTGACCTTGTGGGCCTTTAAACCCGTGATCCCAATAACGTACCCATGGGGTTTCCATACCTTCCACTGCAGGAAGGAAACGAATAACAGCATAACCATTACCGTTTTCATCTACGGATGGTTTCCACTGACGTTCGTCAACGTACTTATTGGTGTTTTGTTTCTGACCAGACGCTTCTTGTGCAGCGTTGACCAATTTTGAAATGTCGGCAGACCGACTCTTTAGATTTGCAAAAGACATATTTTTTTCTCCAGTATGTGCAATATATGCAGTTTATTTACAATTGTTTTCAGCGTATTTTCACTTCAACATAATCAGTATATAGTATTTATACTTATATGTCAAGCGAATTCTTTCTTTCTAGAAAATTAAGCGACATTGCTTCACTCTCTAGATTCTCCACAATCGAAGGGGTCAAATACTTCTTGACATCCTCGACTTCCATTTTGTTCTCTTCACATAAGTGACAGATAGTATCTATATAGTTAAGACCGCTACGTCTCACCATCGTCTCTACCATCTTCGAGAACCTCTTCCGATTCATGAAATTCTCCTCCGGTTTTTCGGGGGAAGGTTCTTGGTTCGGAAGCGTAAACTCTATCGTCATGATCTTTCATCTCCTGTGTATATTCGCCACAGTCATAGTAGAAGTGACCTATAGTTCTCTTAGGTCTACCATCTGCATAGTATGCCATCGAATGTACTATGGTACGCATCTTCCCTTCACGATGTCTTCCATAACGATGATCTAACCAGATGCTACTCTCAAGGTAACGTTTCATATTAGATAGGTAGGTATCCAATATCTGATATTCCATCCTCTCCTTCGAATCTTTGGAAAGGCGTTGATTTTTCTTAGCTCGAAGTTCCTCACCGACTTCTTTAATCCATCCCTTCACTTTCCTCCAGTGTAGGGGATGATCTTCGTCCATCTCTCTAAGAATAGGATGAACTGATTTTGAACCATCGTGACCACGTGCGAGTCGTGCTTTGGCAAGTCTCTCACTTGCCGCAGCACGTTGTGCATCACTCATTGGTTTGCGTTTGCGTTTTACACTTGGAGTCTTTTTTAAACCCATGCCTCACACCGATACTCTACAAGATTCTCAATTCGGAAGGATCTCCAACCCTTTACTTCAAGATCGTACAACACCACAATGTCTGGGTGTTCCTTACGTTCTTTACCTTCTGCAGGAATATCCTCTTCCGGTATAAGATCTTGTTGCAGAGTTGCGACCATGTTACGCAGATCACCGTTTACCTTCTTGAATTGAAGGTGTACAGTTCCCTCTCGTAATGCCTCAACTATTCCTTGCTTCTTCGATTCGAGCGACTTCGCCCTCATCATCTCCGGAGTGTTCTCGTTCACCGCTTGTTCCATCATCTTCTCCATTCGCTCTTTGTGCATCTTCATGCAGTTCTTTGACCCATTGGTCACCTTCATCGTAGTAGACGATCATGCGTTCATTTGCAATGATCAACTCTTCGATATTCTTCAACTCACTTTCTTCAGCACCATCTTTCATTCGTTCTTGAATGTAAATGATGTTGTTGACGTAAGTATCCTTCAAGACCGCTTTAGTTTTATCTAAAGCTTCTTTGAATTCTTTGTCAGTGTATGCCATTCTTTACTTTCCTCAATTTCACGGATTTCTTTTTCCAATTCAACATTAAGACGCATCATCCTTCGTTGTGATTTCACTCGTTGTGCAGCACTACGAATCATTTGATATCTCAGTCTTTTGTTCATTATATAGCCTTCTCCTTATTATGTCAAGCTTTATTTTCAAAAACCACCAACACCTTGTTGGTACCACCATGGCATTTGACGGTTAGTCCACTTTGCCATGTATGATTTCTCTTCAATATAGTAGGTGCGATATGCATCTACTGCATCGATACGTTTGCAATGATCAGGCATTGCTTGTGCGAATCTTGTTAGTCCACCGAACCGATTGATGTTCTTAGGTGAGTACCACAACAAACCCTTGAGGTTTGCATAGGTCATGTGAACACGACCATAACGGTGTTCGTACTCTTTTGCACATGCAACGAAGTGTTTGTACAACCATCGGTAGTTCTCATCGGACTCACGTGCCCAGATATTGGACGGGTGGTTGACATGAGATGCCTTGTACAGGATCTTCTCTCGTGCCTTTTCGGGAAGTCTCCAACGTTTGATCTTGCGACCATTCTTGGTTTTGTCGTAGTACAACTCACCGTCTAGTACACGATGTGCAGTACTCAGTAGCTGTCCATATTCGGTGACCATCTTGACCACGTGCTTATCACACATCATCTGTGCGGCAACTTCAGGGTCTTGGTCTAGGTGAAATATATTCATTCGCAATCCTCATCTTTCTTTTTCATAAATGCGATCAGTGCTTCGGTCTGTTCGTTGATACGATCTGCCTGTGCCAGTATCTCATCTACTTGTGCAAGTATAACATCAACTGGATCCTGAGTCAAGGATTTTCTTTCCGGAAACTTAATTACTTTGCCCATCTAGATCTCCTTTATGTTTCTCATATCCTTTCTTGTCCCGCTTCTTACGATCCACGTGAGTAGCAGGACGGTTGAACTTGGGTAAGTTCTTTGCAACAGGATTACTCTTCCTCGGTGGAGTTTTTGGTGTATTTGCCATAGAACGTCTTACCGAACATTCGGTATGCCTCCTTCTGCTTCACTACGTAGACTTCCTTGAGTCTACCATTCTGACCAACCTGAACTACGGTGTCCGTCTCAACGGTACCGTCACGCAACATCATGTTGAGCATCAAGTCGTACTTTAGACCAAAGTCACAAGTCTGGAGTTCACCCACGGTGTACTTCTTCTTGTCACGCTTGATCTCTTTATCGATCACTGGTTTCTCACCCAGTGCAAATGCGACACCCATGTCGCAAGTCAAGTCCATACCCATGAAGATGCTTCTTTCACCAGTAGAACCGTATACTAAATTAACTGTTTGTGCAGTTGGTATATTCATAATTTACTCCTCATTACCAAATTGTTCAGTCCAAGCGATGAATGCTTCCTTCGCCTCGACCTTAGTCATTCCAAATACATCCATCAAGACTCGTGGTGCACCAAACATGTTGATTTCACCAGACTCCCGTAGATCATCCAAAAACTCAAATATCTCTTTCATTACGCAACCTCACTCATTTCTTTCTCAATCTCTGCATGACGAATCGCATTCTCACGCAGACCCCATATCAACATGCGTCCCTTGCGGGTCAAGGGGACAGTCGCACCTACACGGCTCATGCGGTAGTAGTTGTCTTCGCAACAGCACTCACGGAGACGGAGGATCTCTGCCTCGATCTGTGCACCCTTGAACCCAATAGACTTCAGGGAGAAGTTGTCTCGCATAAAGTAGGAAAGGATTACTTCGTAACGTTTGTAGTTAATCATTACGCAACCTCCTGCATCATGCAATACTGTGGGACTTTGAACTCAGCATCAAACATACCGACCTCATCAAAACCGTACAGGACATAACCGTCCATGGGGTCACCACCTTTCTCGTAAACCACCAAGTCACCCTTGATGAAACCTTGGTAGTTCTTAATATCAATGTCTTTCTTCACTTGCATAATCAATCTCTCATCATCAAATTACATAGTAATTATACAGGAATTTACGACCCTTGCCTAGCTTTATTCTGAAAATAAGTGTCTTTTTTTAGACTTTTTTGCTATATCAATCGTCAATCTTATTACCATAATAGTCGTGGGTACCCTCTTGCATTTGTTTTTTACGCATTGAAGACTCTTCTGCGGCAGCTACTGATCCCATCAGAACTAACGCTGTAAAGAGTCCACCCAAACATAGAACAACTACGTCTTTCAAAAGTTCTAGGAAGTCCATCCGTATTCCCTCTCTGCTGTCTGGATCATATCGATAACCCAGTATTCCGGAGTGCCGGGGATCTTGTCCTCGACCTCTTTAATGATGGCATCCTTCGAATACCCCTCACAAACCATAGGATCTACGATTTCCTGCAGATCCATTACATAAGAACCAATTTTACTCATAATACTTTCCTCACTGATACTAGATCAGTATACCAGAATTCTGAGGGGTTGTCAACATATAAATAAAAGAAAAGTGAAAAAAAAGGTATAAATATGACTGACGAACTATTCGATTTTGGGTTTACCATCGTAGATGAGAATGAACTCGAAGTCGTACAACAAGCAACACAACAGGTAGAGACTGTCTCATCTAATGTGCAATCGACCCAAGATAGACTGGATAAATTGTACAATGCGGTGCAACCTCTGTTGAACAACTTGAAACAGAATCCTGAGAAGGAATATATTCTGTGGCCGAATCGACTGGATAAGATAGAACAGTTTGAAGACCACATACAAAAAATTTATCAAGGGTAATCTATGAATTACAGACATCGCAACGAGTTGATCGTAAAGAGTCAAAACAACGGTAGTCCCGTTGG